CTGACATTGTGTGGGAAGGTGCTGGCGTCTATCGTTCTCTCAACCCGCCTACGGCTAGATTTCCGGTTCCGAGGTTTGATTCCTCGTCGCTGGGTGGTAACCGTTTTGCGAATGCAATAGCTCTTGCTTACCAACGTTTCTTAAAATAGGTCTTTCTTCTACTCCATTAACCATCACAGAAGGATACCCAAAATGGGTGCAATGACGAATCTTCTCGTCAAAGATGACGCTGCTTCACCGGTCGAGTTTACGTTCAAGCCGGTCTCGGACAATCCGAGCCCGAATTGGCGTACTGCGATAGCTGGTGTTCCCTTTGTCGGGCAACATCGGCTGACTGTAACTGAAGAACAGTTAAAGTCTGGTGATTATAAACGTCAAATGAAGCTTGAGCTCTCCGTAATGGAAACGCTTGGCGCTTCGGGGACTTCTGCGGGCTATGTGGCGCCACCGAAGGTGGCCTACGTAGAGACGATGTATGTAACACATATCTCGTCTTCACGGTCGACAACTGCCGATCGTGCAAACGCGTTGAAGCTCGCAATTGGCCTACTTCAGGGGGCCAGCAGCACTACTGCTACTGGTACAGTGAACCAAGCCTCTGCGGGGTCGGCGATCAGTGCTTCCACTGCTCCGATTACCTCGTTCTTTACGACTGGCGAAGTGCCTAACTAGCGCTTGCTGCCTATCATAAAGCCGTTCTCATCTTAATGCATGAGGTTTTCTATGCTCAACAACGTAGATAACGGACCAGTCATGATTGACTGGTTATCGCCACGCGATTATAAGACCTCGTTGGTCTTCATCCATGATATAGCAGAGAAGTGTCGCCATCTCGGCGGAATCCACTCTGCCCACCTGTACGATCTTGTACAGAATGGCAAGTATCGAGAAGTCGTCGACTATCGTGTCCCGTTTGGGGCCGATTTAGAAGACTATCGTTACGCTGTCCAGATACAGGGACTTCTGAAGAAGAACCCCTGGGTGGACCTAGGCTTCAACCCTCTTCGTGAGGGAGTTCTCGCCTTCATAAAAGGCGAGAAGAAGTGTGCTTTAACGAATCTCATCCTTGAGGACTTTCGCCCGAATGGGCGCGTCGCGCAGGTTTTCCACCTAGCACGATGTAAAATCAAAGAACTTTTGGGTCAGGTTCCTCCTTTGGAGGCACTTCAGCTTAGATACGGTCCTGGAGCTAACACAAGCGTTAAATCGGCCGCGGCCTCGCTGTCAGCGAAGCTTGGGGCCACACTTGCGTGTAGTGAAGACATGCTTCCAACATTAGGTGAACTCCTCACGGAGTTACCGATGATCGTCGAGCATTATTGCGAGAAAAGCCCGCATTTGCTCCCCTTCCATGAACCAGATCCCGACGGCGTTAGCTATCGGGTTAATAATAAGGTTCAGGTAAGGATAGACGACGGAAAGCTAGTCTTCGTCCCTAAAGATGCCAAGACACACCGTCCCATATTGGTCGAACCCGTTTTAAACGGGATGTTCCAACTTGGGATTGGTTCCTATCTTAAGGATAGGTTGGCGTCCTCCGGCATTGATCTCCGTGATCAGTCTAGAAACCGGTCACTTGCGTGTGAAGCATCCATTCATGGCCGTTTGGCTACGGTGGACCTCTCCTCTGCTAGTGATACGATCTCATGGGGATTAGTCGCTGATCTTCTGCCCCCCGAATGGCTGGACTTTTTGGCCCAGTTCAGGACGGGAACAGCAAACTACCAGGGTAACATTATCCGTTTGGAGAAGTTCTCCTCTATGGGTAATGGTTATACGTTCGAGCTCGAAAGCTGTATATTCTACAGCCTCGTGTTTGGGTGTGTTTCTCTCCTTGGCGGTGAAATCAGCAACACCGG